TGCCGTGCAGACGCACGCTGCGGCAGAGTACCCGCGCGAGTGTTGCGGGCTGATCATTTCTGCTGGTCGCTCCCACCGTTATGTGGCCTGCGAGAACACTGCCGCAGAGCCGGCGGAGGAATTCCGCATCTCGCCTGAAGCCTACGCTGCAGCCGAGGATCTGGGCGAGGTGATTGGGATCGTGCACTCACACCCAGACGCTACCAGCAGGCCGTCGCCCCGCGACCTGGCCATGTGCGAAGCCACGGGCTTGCCCTGGCACATCCTGTCGTGGCCGGAAGGCGACCTGCGAAGCATCACCCCGACAGGGCACACGCCGTTACTTGGCCGACCATTCGTGCACGGTGCATGGGACTGCTGGCAGGTCTGTGCCGATTGGTACACGCGGGAATGGGAGCTGGAGTTCCCAGCCTACGCCCGGGAGGAGGGATGGTGGGAGAAAGCTGACGGCCCAAGCCTGTATGAACAGGCCTATGAGGCTGCAGGTTTCTACCAGGTCAGCCAGCCGCAGCGCGGCGACATGATCGTCATGGCCGTGGGGCGCACTGCCCACCCTAACCACGCTGGTATCTATCTAGGGGATGCCGCGCAGCTGCCTGAGGAGCATGTTGAGGTCTTCGGCCCAGGCCCCTTCATGCTGCATCATCTGCTTGGCAGACCATCAGAAATCATCGTGTTCGGCGGTCCCTGGCTAGACCGGACGCGTCTTGTGTTGCGTCATCGGGACGCGAACTGAAGCGGTCAAAACACCGAGGTTAGTTATGAGCAATCAGAAGGCTGATGCTGTTGCGGTGAGCAGGCTCGAAACGAGGGTCGACCCGAGAGCCAAAGTCGTTCCTGTGAAGCCTCCGGCACCCTGCCGTTGGGACGACAGCGAGGCCGTCCCATTACGACAAGATGGGCTGTGGGATCCACGAGAACTGCTATTTGTCGGATTGACCAGTCAGCACGAAGTGGAAGAGCATTGAGCTGAAGTCCATCGTCAGCGTACCGTGACTCAGGAAACGCATCCCGAGGATCAGGTCGTATTTCCGTCCATTTTGCCTCAGCGGAGTAGAAGTGAAGTCAGCCGCTTGGGTTGGATACCCAGGGTAGTCAGACAGCTTGAACAAAGCTGGGTGCGCTTTATGTAGCGAAGAATGCGTCGGGCCTTGTACAAGGATCTCCCGATCAGAGAGAAAGCCGTAGCGCTTGGCGAAGTCTTCGTCGATGAATTGGTAGTCAGCGCCCGTATCGACTAAAGCTAGGGCATCGATCGCGTCGACAGCAGGGTCTCCGTTCAGCCTATCATGCAGATATGCTGGCCGAATTGAAACGCGGAGTACTGGCACCAGAGCCTGGTCCTTTGGCCCAGTGGATAAGGAGTCATCGGGTCGAAGAAATAGGATTGGCGTACCAGCCAATGGCGTTTGCTGTATCTTTGGTTCTTTCGCGGATGTCACGTTGCCCTCCTAAGTCATGTTCCCAGTCCATGGGCTTTTTCCGGCAACGGACCGGGGTTCGGTGGAGGTGCAAAGCTACTATGGCAAAATGGTGGCGTGGTACTGGCATTTCATCCACGCTGGATGGGCGGACAGTCTGGAGAGCGCATCCGATTTAGGTGATGATGGCTTATTGCCTTTCTCAAGGAGTCGAGCCATGGCTTTGCGTTTTCGGAAAAGCTTCAAAGTCGCACCAGGTGTGCGCATCAACCTCAGCAAAAGCGGTGTAAGCACATCGGTTGGGGGTAAGGGCATCACCGCTAATCTAAGCAAGCGTGGTACGCGGGTGACCACCGGAATTTCTGGTTCGGGATTATCGGCATCCAAGCTCTACAGCTCTGGCAAGAAAGGCGCCGCCCAGGCCGCACCGACACCAATGTGGGCGCACGTCGTGACTTGGCTGATGATTGCAGGTGTTCTCTGGTGGATTTTCAGCTGACTGCATAGCCCAGCCCCGCGCAGGGCTTTTTGCATCTGCTGTCGCGAATTTCGATTTCCCGTAAACTGCCCGGCCTATCCACCATTCAAGGAATGAGACCGTGGCATCCAATCACACCGTTACCTGCCCTCACTGCATTACCGAAGTGCCGTGGGGCGCTCGTGTATGCCGAGGTTGCCAAGCCGAGATCGAGTACGGCACGCCTCGTGGCATTACTGCCTTCCTAGGGATCCTCTGCCTGATCGCGGGCTGGTATGCCGCCAAGGTTTTTCACCTCTACATCACCGACAACTCGACAGTCCTCTGGGCGGTGTTCGGGATCGTCTTCGGAGGGCTGGCCTTGGCTTGCACGAGGTTCTGTAGGCGCCGGTATGCCCACAAGACCATGTTCAAGCGTTTCTACCGGAAATAGGGGATCACATGCGAATTCTGATAGGTGCTGTGGGGCTGGCGTTGCTCGCTGGGTGCGTATCGACTGCAGATCTTGAGGAAAAAGGACCGGTCCTTGATGTCAGCACTACGAAGTCGGCTCAAAACTACTCGAAGTGCCTTACTCCTAGGTGGCAGGACCTTAATGCACGAGTCGCATCGACTGAGACCGAGAGTGGTTATCGTATCCGCCTAGATATCGATATGGTCGGAACGCCGGTAATGGCCATAGTCAGGGATGAACCGGGAGGCGCCGCGGTGCGTGTCTTTACGAGAAACAGCACATGGTCAAAGTGGGTGGGCGTTGCGCGCAGCTGCCTCTGATCCATAACGTATTCCCAAACCGCCTCTTGGCGGTTTTTTAATGCCTGGAGAAAAGCATGGCAGCTACTGCAGCACACTACGAGCCGATGACCATAATCAAGCTATCTGGGTCGCTGGGTAAGCGTTTCGGTAGGACTCATCGCCGACTGCTGGATGTCCGAAGTTTCAGAGATGCTTGCAAGGCGCTCAGCGCTACCTTGCCTGGCTTCGATGACGAAGTGAAACGTTTAGATAGACTCGGCATGAGGTTTGCCATTTTCCGAAATGGTCAGAACGTCGGGGAGGATGAGTTTGATCGAGGCGGAGCTCGAGAGGTTCGGATTGTACCCATCGCGGAAGGTAGCAAGAGAGGCGGTGTGCTCCAGACAGTAATTGGGGCAGTGCTGGTCGCGACTGCATTCGCTCTGTCATTCACCCCTTTCGCAGGTGCTTCGCCATTCCTGTATCAAGCTGGCGGAGCACTCATGCTGGGCGGCGTCATCCAGATGCTCAGCCCCCAAGCAAAGGGGCTGTCTCAGAGTGCTGCCCCTGAAAACCTGCCGTCATACGCTTTCGGCAGCGCCAAGAACACCACAGCTAGCGGCAACCCTGTCCCAATTTGCATCGGCGAACGTCGCTGGGGCGGGGCAATCATCTCTGTCTCGATTCGCGCCGAAGATAAGAAGTAGCCACAGCTGAACGTACAAGCCGCCTCTGGGCGGTTTTTTATTGCTTGGAGAAAAGTATGGGCGCAGCACAGCACCTGGACATCGCTGGCGCGAAAGGCGGCAGCAGCAAGCCGAAGACGCCTGTTGAGGCGCCGGACAGCCTACAGTCGACCAACATCGCGAGCATCCTGCTAGCCGTGGGGGAAGGGGAATTCGACGGCACGCCAACTGACCGTGACATTTGCCTCGACAACACACCGATCATGGATGTCAGCGGCAACGTGAACTTCCCGGGCGTGAGTTGGGAGTGGCGTACAGGCAGCATCGATCAGGAATACATCAAGGGTATTCCTGCGATCGAGAACGAGAACACGGTCAACGTCGAGCTGCGTAGCGACAACCCATTCACGCGCGCTCTGAGCAACACCCAGCTTTCGCGCCTACGCCTTCGCTTCACCTGGCCTCGCCTGGCCAGCCAGGACAGTAGTGGGAATACCAACGGGTATCGTATCGAGTATGCGATCGACATCTCTACCGACGGCGGCGCCTATGTCGAGGCCCACCGTGGCGCGGTGGACGGCAAGACCACCAACGGCTATCAACGCTCTGTCAGCGTCGACCTTCCGGCCAGCACTTCGGGCTGGATGTTCCGTGTCCGTCGTATTACGCCGAACCAGAACAGTGGCACTGTTGCCGACACGATGACTATCGCCGGCTACACCGAAATCATCGACGAGAAACTGCGCTACCCGAACACCGCGCTTCTGTACATCGAGTTTGACGCCCAGCAGTTCCAGAACATCCCTTCGGTAACCGTGAAGTGCAAGGCCAAGCGCTGGCCGGTGCCGACCAACTACGATCCCGTTGCACGCACCTATACCGGCGTATGGGACGGCACCTTCAAGCAGGCCTGGACCAACAACCCGGCCTTTGTGACTTACGGCCTGTGCGTCGAGGATCGTTTCGGCCTAGGTAAGCGCATCAAGTCGTGGATGGTCGACAAATGGGAGATGTACCGCATCGCTCAGTACTGCGATCAGCAGGTGCCGAACGGGCAGGGCGGGCAAGAGCCTCGCTTCCTGTGCGACATGAACCTGCAGGGCCGCGCCGAGGCCTGGACCCTGCTGCGCGATCTGTCGGCCATTTACCGGGGCATGGTGTATTGGGCTCACGGCTCGCTGTTCATGCAGGCGGACATGCCGCGCGCCCAGGACATCGACTACGTCTTTACCCGGGCCAACGTCATCGATGGCGAGTTCGTCTATGGCGGCGCCGAGCGCAATACGCACTACAGCCGCGCCCTGGTCAGCTACGACAACCCGGCCAACAACTATGACACCGACGTCATCCCGGTGACCGACCTGGCGCTCCAGCGCCGGTACCGTGACCGTCCGGTGGAAATTTCGGCCATTGGCTGCACCCGCGCCTCCGAGGCACAACGCCGCGGTAAGTGGGCGCTACTGAGCAACAGCCAAGATCGAACCGTCACCTTCAAGACCGGCATGGAAGGCCGTATTCCGCTGCCTGGCTACGTCATTCCAGTGGCGGATGAGCTGGTGGCCGGCCGCCCGAACGGTGGCCGGATTTCGTCGGCAGCCGGGCGCGTCGTGACGCTGGACCGTGATACGCCGATCAAGGCCGGCGACCGTCTGATCCTGAACCTGCCGAACGGCACCGCCCAGGCGCGCACTGTACAGTCGGTTGCCGGGCGCGCAGTGACGGTGACTACCGCATACAGCGTGCAGCCAGAGCCAGAACTGCAGTGGGCGATTGACTACGACGACCTGGCTGTCCAGCTGTTCCGGGTGCTGAAGACTACGCGCACCCAGGAAGGTGACTACGAGATCACCGCGCTCGAGTTCAATCCGAGCAAGTTTGCGGCCATCGACACCGGCGCCAAGCTGGACGAGCGCCCGATCAGTGTCATCCCGGTGACGACCGTGCAGCCACCGGCCAGCGTTACCCTGACTTCGGCCTACGCCGTGGATCAAGGTATTGGCGTGAACACCATGACCATTTCCTGGCCTGCAGTGCAGGGGGCCGTCGCCTATGACGTGGAATGGCGCAAGGACAATGGCAATTGGGTTCGAGTACAACGCACCGGCGCGGCTTCTGTCGATGTGGTGGGTATCTATGCGGGGGCCTACCTGGCGCGTGTGCGCGCTGTGAGCTCGTTCGATATCACGTCGACCTGGCGCGACTCCATGCTCACCCAGTTAAAGGGTAAGGAAGGTCTACCGCCTGCAGTTGCATTTCTCACTACTACGCCGCTGGTGTTCGGCACCCGACTGAACTGGGTCTTCCCGGCTGGCGCGGAGGACACTGAGCGCACTGAGATTTGGCAGGGCACAACCACCAAGCGCGAAGAGGCGAGCAAGCTTGGGGACTTCGCTTATCCGCAAGCTGAGCACGAAGTTCACGGTCTAGCGGCTGGTGTATCGTTCTTCTACTGGGCGCGCCTGATTGACCGTAGCGGGAACGTTGGTCCGTGGTATCCAACCGGCGTCGGCGTGAACGGCCAAGCCAGCAGCAACCAGTCCGAGTATGAGGAATACTTCAAGGACAAAATCAGTAACGGTTCCCTGTACCCGGCACTGCGCGACGAGATCGCCCTCATCTCTGGCCCGCCCGATCTCCCGGGGTCGGTGAACAACCGTCTGGAAGAGCTGGACGAGCAAGTCACCGAGATCACCGACCAACTGGGTGATGCGGTGACGCAGGTTCAATCCAACCTCGACACCGCCACTCAACAGGCTCAGCAGGCCATCGACCAGGTTGCCGAGGCAGCCCGGCAGGTGCAGCAGGACCTCGATGAGGCCACCCAAGACCTGCAGGGCCAGATTGACGGCGTCAGCCAGATCGCCAA